GTGCACTTGCGCCAACTTTCATTAACGCGATCCTATTACGCATCACTGCGTGCACAGCGATTTCAAGCCCGGATTCTGGGGCTGAGCTTTTTCTTTTCTTCGGCTGCTTAAGCCTGTTTACGATCCTCATTCTTTTTAGGGACAAGCCCAACAGGAGTCGTCTTCTTAACCATAGTGCAAGTCACCTCGTCAATTCGAGGTCTGCATCACATGTGGTCGAGGGACTCGGTCGAACCGAGTTTCCGCACATGCGATTCTGCATCGGGTTTCCCCTCAACACGTAGTGGACCTTCCGCGCATCAAGTGCAGGTCGGCTTCTTTACGAAACTCGAAGAAAACATCCCAGGCCCTCGCGCTACCCCAGTCATTATCATGGGACGCAGAGCGCTTCACTATATTACCACACTCCCAGAACTCCGGAAACTCACAGGGTGAGCTATAGAGCGAATGAGGGGATCTTCAATATTGACATGCTGGAAACTCTCGGCACCGCAAGGAGAGTCTACAGTCGGTAACCAGATTGTGAATCGGACGGACAACCAATATTTCCTCAGAGGAAATTCGCAAGTAGGTTTGAGATACCTGCGAGCATTACGTACCGAGATACGCAATAACCTTGCCTGTCGCCGTGAATCCCGCCCGTCGCCTAGCCACTTAGGCGAATCATCGACGCGATCACGGAAATCCTCATCTCCATGGATCCCCCGAACCTCGGACCACGCACATTCAACGAATGCGCCCGCGATTCCGGACATCTTCTTCCTCATTTCCTTCGTTATCTTATCAACGCGCCGGGGCGACCAGTCATGTGGCACACGAAGTACCTGATCAAGGACGGACCTCTTCACAGGCAGCGGGGTTTCCCTCGCCATCGAGAGGTAGAAGCACTCTCTCGACCACAGACCAGCGTCACGAACCTCCGACTCGCTGACATTCAGACCTAAACCTCTGCTGAGGGACCGTCGCGAGGCAACAATCCACTTACGATTAAACTTAAGCCACTCCACCCTAAGAAGACTCTTCCTGGGCCCCGAGAAGCCAGGAAAAGAACTCTGCCACCTACCCCGCAAACTCTCGACACTGCCATCCCTCGCGGAATAACCAAAAGCAGTGGATCGAATAACGGGAACAAGTGAGACCCTAGAGCGTCGAGCCCTAAAGAGACTCGAATTAAGTGAAAAGTAAGTACTATGAACCATAGTCTTGCCAGCAGAAAGAGTTAGACCGCTACCAACCACCCCTTCCATCCAACGAGCACTGACTTCAGGAGTACTCCTGAAGACAATGTCGTCCCCGTTCACGCGTACCGGAACGAGGTCTTTTGTGAATGCCGTACCGCTATAGAAGCGGAACGCCAGATAATTGACGATACACAATAATGGAAATGAAAGGAGGTTGCCCATTAACTGTCCGCGGTTCTGATGGTAAATCAGATCCGGATCTCTCCTGTCAAACATGGCCATCCTAAGAGTAGCACATGCTGAATCCCGTATCCCTTTCGGGACCGAACGCGTATTATCTAAAATAAGCTGAAGGATGGTCTCCTGGACCAGAGTATTCAGATTATCAGTAGCGGATTCGTAATCCCCGCTAGTGAAAACGTGTCCGGTACGAAGCGTGAACTCCGTTTTAAACCGGGATGCCTTCGCGTCACCACGCAAAAGCCATTTGAAACGAGACAGCCGGTTATAGATGGCGGTATGCAGCGGACGAAAAAGATTCATCTCAACATCGCCCGTGGAGACGATACGCTGCTTACCCCCCGTCTCGACCGCGACGACGCGGGACGGCACAAGTGATATTGGCGCTTCCTCCGAGAGTACACGCATAACGAAATCATGATGGGCAGTACTACCCCCATGACGCTCAATCACTTCCAATCTAGAACCACCATTCTGAAGACCCCTCTGAACACACGACTTGACCGGAACCGTACAGTTCAGACAAGCGGACTCATAAAGTCCCCGATCCCAAGCTTCAGGAAACATGCTCGGCATCTGTGTGCGTACGTACTTAAGGAACTCCGGGTCCGGTGAAGGACCAGGAGAAGACATTTTCTCTAAGTACGGAACAACATCAGGCTCTAAAGAAGGCAATGCCTTACGATAAAGGAATAATGACATGCGTATCGAAAAACGGTTTTGAAGCGTTAATCGACACGTCGGAACATGCCAAGGATGAGACGAACCCTTCTCAAGAAACTCTCCGCAGAATTTCTTGAGAAAAGACAATCGAGCCTCACTTGAATCACCACGAACACTAGGAACAGGAAGGACAACCCCGAAGGGTTTCCCAACCAGACCACAAAAGTGTTTGAACTTCAACAAATGAGGACAACCAACTGTAAACAACGCTTGCGTATCACGTTTACAGACCATGGTATAGTATATCCCAATGAGCGATATACCAGAGAGCAAGGATTT